AGACAGTATTAATGCAACAAGTAGCAGTATTGTAAAGTATGTAAGTCAGAAAGCAGGTATTGGCATTGGTGCTGGTAGTATTAGAGCTGTAGGTTCTAAAATTAGGAGTGGAGATGCAACTCACACCGGTGTTATTCCTTTCTATAAAATGTTCCAGTCAGCAGTTAAGTCATGCTCACAAGGCGGAGTAAGAGGCGGAGCGGCAACATTATACTATCCTATTTGGCATTTAGAAGTTGAGGACTTATTAGTATTAAAGAATAATAAGGGCACAGAGGATAACAGAGTGCGTCATATGGACTATGGTGTACAGTTTAACAAACTGATGTACGAAAGACTTATTACTGGTGGTAATATTACTTTGTTTAGTCCTAATGATGTACCAGGATTATATGATTATTTCTTTAATGATCAAGACAAGTTTAAAGAGTTATATGAAAAAGCAGAACGTATGACTAGTATTAGAAAGAAAACTATTCCTGCTATAGAATTATTTAGTAATTTTGTAACAGAAAGAAAAGACACAGGTAGAATATACTTAATGAATGTTGACCATGCCAATACTCATGGGGCATTTTTAGAAGATATAGCACCAGTAAAACAAAGTAATTTATGTTGTGAAATAGATCTACCTACTAAGCCATTAAAAGATGTAAACGATCCAGATGGTGAAATAAGTTTATGTACATTAAGTGCTGTAAATTGGGGAGTAGTTAAAGATACTACAGAAATGCAAAAGATATGTAATCTAGCAGTTAGAGGACTAGATGAACTTTTAGATTATCAAGAATATCCTATATTGGCGGCACAATTAAGTACAATGAATAGACGCCCACTAGGTGTTGGTATCATTAACTTTGCATATTGGTTAGCAAAACATGACACCACTTATCAGGAACCTAATTTAGAATTAGTAGATGAATGGGCAGAAGCATGGAGTTATGGACTTATTAAAGCAAGTGCCGATTTGGCAGTTGAAAAAGGTGCATGTCCTAAAAATATGGAAACAAAATATGGACAAGGTATCACACCTAACCAAACATATAAAGAAGATGTTGACGATTTAGTGAAGCATAAAGAGAGACAAGACTGGAAAGATTTAAGGAAACAATTAAAAGAAACAGGTATTAGAAACAGTACACTAATGGCATTAATGCCTGCAGAAACATCTGCACAAATTAGTAATAGTACAAATGGTATTGAACCACCACGTAGTTATGTAAGTATAAAGCAAAGCAAACATGGTGTACTGAAACAAGTAGTACCTGGATATCCATACTACAAAAATAAATATGATTTACTGTGGGACCAAAAGAGCCCACAGGGCTACCTAAAAATTATGGCAGTATTACAAAAGTATATAGACCAAGGTATTAGTGTAAACACTAGTTATAACCCTGAACATTATGAAGATGAGAAGGTTCCAATGAGTGTTTTAATACAAGATATACTGATGTTTTATAAATACGGTGGCAAACAATTATACTATAATAACACTTATGATGGACAGGGCGAAATCGATGTACACAAAGACGACGTTCAGGACGACCTAGCCATTACAGAAATTGACGATGAAGATTGCGAGAGTTGTAAAATATGACAAGTAATGATTTAAAACAATTAGGTTTTACCAAGGCAGGTGATGTTGATGTAGTTATCAGAAATGATGTACCAGACTTAAATGCTACACATACACCATTTGCAAGTGAAGTAAAGTCAGGGGTATATTGTTGGGTACTTGTAAACGATACTAATAAAAAAGAAGAAGTAATTTATATAGGTAAATATGGAAAGTCTATAAAAAAGAGATGGGGTGAACACAGGCAAGGTTTCAGAGGTGGTAGTGGTACAGGTATCAAAAATGCAGAATACATTATACAGCAATTAGCAGAAACTGATATTAGAATGGAATTATGGGGTAAGCAGAGTCATACTGAAGAATTTTCTTACACTAATATAGTAGGAACAGAAATAAGAAAAACTTTTTCTACCTATAGTGTAGATGAAGAAGATCTAATAGCATTCTATATGCAAAAGAACGGAAAAAGACCAGCATTAAACAGAACAAGAGGCGGAAATTAAAAATGACTGTATTAGATACAAAAAATAAAACACACCATACTAAAGCAACAATGTTCTTAGATCCTTCAGGCGGTCCTGTGGTACAAAGATATGATACTTTAAAGTATAAACAGTTTGATAAATTAACTGATAAGCAATTAGGTTTCTTTTGGAGACCTGAGGAAGTAGATATAGTTAAAGATGCTACTGACTTTAAAAACCTTACTGACTTTGAGCAACATATATTTACAAGTAATTTAAAGCGACAAATTATACTTGATAGTGTACAAGGTCGTTCACCTAATCTGGCTTTTCTGCCTATAGTGAGTCTACCAGAATTAGAAACCTGGATAGAGACTTGGGCATTTAGTGAAACTATACATAGTAGAAGTTATACACACATTATCAGAAACGTATATCCTGACCCAAGCAAAGTTTTTGATGAAATGCTAGACATACAAGAAATATGTGATTGTGCAGATAGCATTACAGAAAATTATGACAAACTAATTGAATATAATCTGTTACGAGATAAAGGTTACAAAACGTATGATGAGTATGAGCATAAGAAAAGAATATGGTTAGCACTTATGAGTGTAAACATATTAGAGGGTGTACGTTTTTATGTATCATTTGCTTGTAGTTGGGCATTTGCTGAACTAAAAAGAATGGAAGGCAATGCTAAAATTATAAAACTTATTGCTAGGGACGAAAATGTACACTTAGCAAGTACACAGCAGATGTTAAAATTTCTACCTAAAGATGATCCAGACTTTGAAAAAATAAGAAAAGAAACTTATAACGAATGTACCCAGATGTTTATTGATGCAGTAGAGCAAGAAAAAACTTGGGCAGATTACTTATTCAAAGACGGTAGCATTATTGGACTAAATGCAGAACTATTAAAGCAATATGTAGAATTTATTGCGGCCAAACGAATGCACGCCGTTGGGCAGGAGAAGATATATAATAGTGGTACCAATCCATTACCTTGGACTCAAGCATGGATTACAGGTGGATCAGTACAAGTTGCTCCACAAGAGACAGAAATATCATCATACGTTATAGGTGGTACCAAACAAGACGTAGACGATAACACATTTAAAGGTTTTAGTTTATAATGTATAAAGACAAATTAAAAGAAAATTTAGGAAAAGTAGTATCAGTAAAAACTACAGCAGGTATAGAATTAATAGCAACATTACATGGTTTTGATGAAAAAAGTTTAACTTTAACTTTAGATAAACCTAGATTAGTTGTTGTTGCTGAAGACAGTATTGCCGTAGTTCCATATACTTTTACTAGTAAATCAGACGAAGTATTTATTTTAAGAGAGCAGTACTTATCAGTAGATGTTTCCTTAGAAAACAGTTCAACAGACTATTTAAAATTATTAGAAGATACACAATAATAGTAGATAAATAATACTATGCCAAGTGTAGCGAAAAAATTAAGTCTGGTTGGTACTGGTATTATAACTAATACAAAAGTTCAAACAGTTAAAGTAGAAGGATTGCCTATTGCAACTTTAGGCGACATGGTATCTACTCATGGCGAAGCACCACATATTAACCCTGTCATCGTAGGAGGTTGCTCATCAACTGTATTTGCGGAAGGACAACCTGTAGCAATGGTGGGTTCAAAAGCAACATGTATGCATAGTGTAACAATAGGTGCGGCTACAGTAAATGTAGGCCTCTAATGGCTAACCTAGTTTCTGTACGTGGACCTCACGCCAGAAACACTAATGATATAATAAGAATACAATGGAACATGGGTAACTCATGTAATTATTCTTGTGACTATTGTCCTCCTATTTTACACAATGGAAGTAAGCCTTGGTTAAGCAAACAGCAGTACATAGATGCAATAACGCGACTGTCTTCGCATTACAACGCATTAGACAAACAGACAGAGTATGAATTAATAGGTGGTGAGGTTACTGTAATACCTGGATTTGAAGACATAATTAAAACAATTAGTGAACATAATTCCACTAGTATAGTTTACACCAATGCTAGTAGAACAGTAAATTGGTGGAGTAAAGCAAAACAGTATATGGATAGTGTTATTCTAACCTATCATCCACTTACACAAGATGCTGATCATTTTATGGCTGTAATAAATGAGATTAAGGATTATGTACACATAGATATAAACATAGCAGGTATA